TATTCTGCTGTCTGCCATTGTTAATTTTTTTTATCGCTTTCTTTAGCTTAATTATGTTCTTCTTTTTTACTTTGTATTTCATTATAAAAACCAGTTCGTAAAATTAACGTCTTTGTCTGGGTACATATCTCCGTTACTGTTGCTGTTATATTCTGGATATAACGTAGAATTGTTACACATATAATCTGTGAATCTCTTAGCGTAGTGTTCTGCTATGCTTCGCTCTTTGTTTACTAAAAAGTCTACTTCGTTTTTCTCTACTGTTTGCGAGTTCTCAGAGTTATGCTTATATACTCCCTTGTTAGCGATTGTGTAAGCAGCAAATGGCAAATATTCTACCATTCCGAAATGGATAACCATCGGTTTAATATAGTCAGTTACAAGACTCAAGTAGTTACCAGTAAGCGTACCAGCTACGATGTCGTTATTAATCTTATTAAATAAATCAGTACCGAGATAATTTTGTATATGTATATCTTGAGCAATCTTTACAAATTGAATGAATTTATCTGTGTCTACATTGCCGTTCAAAGCTGTGAACTTTGCAATGTCTTTTGTTGTTATAAATAGTGCTTGTGCCATGTTTATCTTACGTCTGATGGTAAATTCTTATTATTAGGGCTGAAGCCTTTTAAGGGCAAATTTTTAGGATATACAGAAACCTCAAAAGGATTCGTAACTTTAAAGCCTTTTATTTCTGCTGCTCTAGTTCCTATTCTTTTAAACTCATCTGAATCTTTGTCAATATCTAACATCATAGTAACTCTTTTCCACGCATGTCGGCATCTAGGGCCTCCCTTGAATTTGAAGCAATTATATGTGTCAGAGCCACCTTCTCCAAATCCCGGATTAACTGGCTGCATACTCATTCTTTCAATATCTTCTCTTCGGTATAACTTGTTTGCTCTCATCATAGCTTTACAAAAAGCTCGTTCAGGTGATTTGTTTCCGACATACTCATATCGTACCTTAAAGAATTTATCCTTAACTAGCTTATCTTGCGAACTTATAGCCGTTGGTCTAGCTGTGCCAGTTGATACAAAGTTAAATACTTTTGAAAGTAAAGTAGAAGTTTCTAGTTTATCATAAAGCTCCTTATTCATTTCAGCTAAATGATTATTTAAAGTCTCTTCATCCTCATAATCTACTTCTCTTTCATCTAATGTAATCCATCCAGTCTGCTCTTTAGGCTCTCCTAAGTCGCTTAAAAACTCTTCTAAATTAAACTCTTTAGATGTTTCAACATTTTTATTGTTTTCTTCGCTATCTTCTTCTCCAAGTTTAGTATTATCTTCTAGTACTGTTTCTACTTCTTCTCTTGTCTGTAAAAGGTTAAGATTTTCAAAGTATAATTTTAAAGATATTCCGTTAAATGCTAGTATCTCTTCTATTGCATCTATTAAAAGCTCTTGGTGTGGTTTTACTGTTTGATTGTAGAAGAACTTTGTAGCTACTTCTATCTCATCTCCATTAGAACTAAATCCGCTGTTTTCTGTCGTTATTCCTACAATCATTGGACTAACTACGTTATGATTGTTTAGTATCTTAGCTTGTGCTTCTTTCGACAGATACTCATAATGTGACGGCGCATTGTCTAGGGAGATGTCTTCTACTGTTGTTTTCTCTTCTTGGTTGTCGTTAAATGCTATAATTACCTTGTCGCCTTGCGCACCAGTTAACTGTCCTTTTACTTTGTTAGCAATCAGTCTCTGAGCCTCCTCCGATGGTAAACCGCTGTTAAAGTTTACCACCTTAGTCCCAGAAAAACCGTTCTGAGTATCGTTGATAAGGTAGTTACTTATCTCTTCCTCAAGTACACAGTAAGGTATACACGCTTGGTAGTCTACTTCTGAGAAGTATTTAAGGTCGATAGAGTCTTTACCATAAACTAAAAACTCGATAGGCTCTTTTGAAGTTCCGAAAGCTGGTATTCTCTTAGGTGGAAACTTCTTAGTATCTGACCAATTATCAGAGTAGTAGTATGCCTCTATTTCTCCATCTTCGTTACATTTAGCTGGGCGAACGTGTTTAGTCTTTACAGCTTCAACTCTAATCACCTTAGTGTGCTTTTCATCGAATATACATTGTAACACTCCACAGCCTAGCATATACTCATTTAAGGCTAAAGCTCGTAACGTCTTAGGCTTAAAAAGTGACTTCATTTGTGCGAACTCGTTAGGCTTTTTTGAAGCGTTTGAAGCGTTCAATCCTTTGCCGTAAATTAACCGAGCTACGTTGTTGATAATTGAGTTATTCGTTGTGCTGTTTTTGTATCGGTCAATCAAGAACTCGTAGTGGTCATTATTGACTCCGTATTCTACCCAGTCATTTTTAGAATCTTCTATAATGTCTGGCTGTGAATAGGTCGAAAGTTCTAAAATATGTATATTCTTTTTGTCGCTCATTAGTCAATAATTACAAATTCGTTGTTTGTTTCATTCTGTACATACTCATCTTTATTAATAGTGTAGTCTTTTACTACTTGATTTGTGCAGAATATCTTATCCTTATATACTACGTCTGTGCCGTTTAAAACTGTCAGAGTATAAAACCTACCTTCTACGAGAGTAAGTACCTCAGAAACGCTTAAATAGTATCTGTCTACTACTGGAGTAATAGCTATTGTGTCGCTTGTGTTCTCTGCTTCATCAGTTATAACCATACTATCTGCTGTCAAAGTTCTTGGAATAAACTTAAACGATTGAGATAGTAATGACTCACGTAGTATTATCATACTTATATAACTAAAAAAAAAGAATTTGTTTTAAATAAAAAAACCCCTACCAAAAGGCAAGGGCTTTAAAAGATTGTTTTGTTTATTATGGTGCTTGTATAACCAAACCAGCTGTTACAAGTCCAGCATCGTCTGTTGCTTCAAAGAAGTTTGCTGGTACTCTCTCTTGTGCAGTAAGAGTAATCGTGTATCCAGACATATCTCCCATAGCAGCTCCAGTAGTAATTGTACCACCAGTTACTTCTGCTCCATGCTCTAAACCACAGTAAAAGTAATTGTTGTTATGGTCTTTTATAATAATATGAGGACGACCGAACGCCATCAATTTAACTTCTTTATGAGTAGCTAAATCTTGCTTCTTTAGAGACAAGTTCAATACTTGCTCGAAGAAAGTTGTTCCGTTGTCTCTTGAGCTTGTAATAGTTTGCTCAAAAGAAGACGTACCTTTTAATTCGTACTTGTAGCAGTTTATACCAGTTCCAAGAGTTTCGATAACGTCTGTATTTGTTGTATCGTAAACGATACCAGAAAGAGGAGCGTCTTCGTAATTGATGAAGTAAACGGCATCCAATCCTCCGGTTACATCCTTGCAAGGCTCTATCCTGCTTAAGCTTAAGTCACATGACATATGTTTAAAGTTTTTATATAAAAAAAAGGAAAGGCATTTTACCTCCCCTTTTCTTATTGGTTAATAATTAATTCTTAGATTCCGTAAGTTACAACGTCTCCAGCAAAAGCGTATTGAACTCCAGCGGTCATGCGCATTATTACGCGACAGTTCTGAGAGCCATCCAAATCGCTCATATCCAGTACTTTAACTTCTTGTGAATCAGAAGCCAAACCAGTACCAAAGTACAAGTTATCTTTAACTGTACAGATAGCTGTATCATCAGACATTCCGTTACACATGAACAATGGAATACCATCGAACATTAAATCTCCAAATGCTTGGTTGTTACCTTGTGCGTTAACACCAGCAGCTCCAAGTCCGTTAGCTCCGAATCCACCAAGTGAACGTACGTAAGCTCTGTAAACGTTAGAAGAAACATAAAGAGTAAGTCCTTCTTCTCCGTACAAACGTGTAGGAATTGCATCTACTACTTTCCCAAGCTCTGCAACTACGTTACCAGCGTCAACTCCTCCAGCGATTGCTGCGATTTGCTGTGCAGCTGGAAGCTCAGCGTCTGCTGCTAACAAAGTTTCGTAACCATCGAATTCTCCAGAGTTAGAATCAAGTCCTCTCCAGATGTTTTGCTCTATCTTACCAGCTACTTTAGCTGCTACGTGTCCGATTAAGAAATCAGCGAAAGATGCTGGAAGCTCATCGAATGCAGAATATCCCATCTCGATTGCATCCCAATCTGAACGGAAATCTTCTTTACAAAGTTGCAAGTTAACTTGGAAAGTTTCTGGCTCAAGAATTTTCTCGTCCAAAGTAAGTGTAGAAGTTGCTGAGAAGTCACAAGAACCATCTGCTAACAAATCGTCAGTAGATACTCTTTTCAATACTTCTTTAAACTTTACATTTGGTTTTACTGTAATACCACCGTTCTCGATAGTGTTAGCGCTCAATAACGCTGCTGCTACATATCCAGCTGCTTTTTCTCCAGCGTATGTAGTTGTAATGTTTGTTGTTGTTGCCATTTTTGTTGTTTATTAAAAAAATTATTATTTATTCAATTTTGCTATTTTGCTCATTACAGAATCAGTAGTACCTCTCTTTCTTTTGTTTCCGAAAGTGTGTAGTTTTACTTCTGCTTTTGGCTCTGGATTGTGAGCGATAGGCTTAACCTCTGAAAGCTCTACTTCCTCAGTTACCTCTTCTTCTACCTCTTCTACTTTTGTAGACGCTTCAAGCTGTGATTTAAGCTCTGTAATTTCAGCAGTCAACGCTTCGATTAGTGCGCTTTCTTTTGAAAACTTAGTCTCTTTAACTACTGACTCAATGATAGATTTAGCTGGGCGTACTTCCTCAGAAGCCTCAACTTCCTCTGCTGGTTCTTCTGTAACTTCTTCTGCTACTTCTTCTGTTGGCTCTTCTGCTTCTTCTTCAACTTCTACCATTTCAGAAATAACTCCTTCTTCTGCTACTTTGAACGCTCTA